TCTTCTAATTCTATACTACCTGTGCGTATGTCGCTCATTAGAGCCTTGGGCATGGTAATTTCTACTAGCCAGATTTTCTTTTCTGTAATCTTGGCTTTATGTGTTCCAGGACGATAATCAGACGGATCCATGATCTTAACTGGAATCTTCATGTTGGTTTTTTTGTATTCAACTTTGCAGTCAAACGGCAATAATCTGCGTCCACCGCGTGGGTCTGGCATGAGCTTTTCGGGCCACATGAATATACAGCTTACACGATACTTGGTAACTGTAGGGCCTTGTACTAATTCGCCGACTGCCCAGTTTTTAAATGCATAGATATCTAGTTCGTCTAATACACGTTCAAAATCTAACAGCGTAAGTAAACTGCCTTCGCTAAGATAGATATCGCGAATGTTTTCGGCAATTTGATAGTAATCTTCGTGTGATTTAAATATTTCTTGATCCATACAGTTATTTATGGCTAGTTGATCGCTAGCAAGAGTTTGGTTAATTTACAGCCTAGCTTAATACTTATGCCGTTTTTAAATCATTTACTACCCATACTAAACTTTAGGATCCAGGTCCGTAAATATCTATAACAGCATGTCGCTGTCAGTGTTAAACTCAACTCAACAACGGAGATTACATGAGTAAGCAACGAGCAGTAAAACCACAAAAAAGCCGTATGACATATCAAGAAAACACAATCCGCTTCGATCAAGTAAAACCAGTAAAACAACGTCCCATTGACATCGTGCCCCGCACAAGGAATCAAGAGAAGTTGGTATTGGCTTTGCAAGATGCTGACCAGCATATTGTGATTACAGCAGGGCCAGCAGGAACAGGAAAATCATATCTAGGAATTTTGGCCGCTATTAAAGCATTTAGAGAAGGAGCCGTTAATCGTATTGTATTAACCCGCCCTGCAATATCTGTAGAAGGAGAAGAGCACGGGTTTTTACCAGGTGATTTAAATCAAAAAATGGATCCATGGGTTCGCCCATTAACTGATATTTTGCGTGAGTATTACAGACAGCAGGACATTACTAATATGTTAGAAGAACAGACGATCGAGATTGCGCCCTTGGGATTTATGAGAGGTCGTACTTTTAAGGACTGTTTTATCATCGCTGACGAAATGCAAAATGCTACTCCAGATCAAGTAAAAATGTTAATGACTCGTTTAGGCGAAAATAGCAAAATTGTAATTACTGGGGATACTGAACAAACTGACCGTAGTAAAGGCAACAATGGCCTGGCAGATTTATGCCAAAAATTGAAGGAAGGGGGTGTAAAGGGTATTAGCTTGTGCGAGTTCGATCATCGCGATATACAGCGACATCCAATAATTGGAGCAATATTGAAATTATACGGAGAATAATTTAATTAGCCCATCGCCACCCGCTAACACCTCGGGCAATAAGTCCGCCAATAGCGGGTGCTGATACTCCATATGCAATCGCAGCTTCTTTTCTGCTAGAAAATAGTTCGTCTTTTGGAGATATACAAGAGCGGCTGTTTGCTTTGCTTATTGACTCTTTAGATGACTCTTTGTGAGGCTTTTTGTAGTCTATGATCCTTCCTAGTTTATATCCGTCAGGCTCTGTTCCAGCAGGAACATAGATATTATCCTTGCCATCATTATACCATCTAATATTTTGTTCCACAATAGCAGAACGACCGTACATTGGATTTTTAGATCCTGAGGTATCTCTTTTACTAATAGCAATTTTCCAGGCTTCGCACATAGACATATCACCACCATCGCCAGATTCTGGTTTTAAATTAGCAAAATCTTTACTAGCTACTACGTTCCATAAGTTAGAATAATAAATTCCCCAATATGATATTTTTTTTGGATCGGTAGTTTCTAATAAAATTTTGGTAGTAATATCTATTCCGTGCTTTAAAAGATGCCGTTGCCACTTTTTACCGGATCCTACATATTCATAAGGATCCTGTGTTGTTTTGCCTAAATATTTTAATCCAGTCTTATTATGAGTTTTTAGATATAATGTTATTTTCATAATATTATTTATGAAGATAAATCAGAAAAGGTATTAGCCTTCCTCACCGGTAATATATTTGTAAATTTCTTGCCAATTTTTAACTAGTGTAATATTAGGGTGATAATGGTTCATATTATGACCGTGTTCCATTAGCAATGGATCGAGACCATACTTATGCCCAGTCTCTGCATTTTCCACTTTGTCTTCAATAAAGATTAGACCAGTGCCTTCGTATTCTTCCAAGGCATCATCTTTGTGAGCGCCGGTATCCAAGCACACAATTCTTTCAAACGCAGTGGGTCCAAACAACTTGTGTAAATTCATCTCACGAAGTTTCTGAGCATTTGGATTTAAACTTAAACTAGTGATACAATGAAAAACAAATCCGTGTTTTTCGTGTAACTTTTTAATATAATACATGGCATCACGCTGTGCTGGCAGGAATCCAATTGAGGCGCTTTCGTTAAAGATGCGTATAAGTTTGACCACTTGGTCTCTAGGAATACCGTAACGAACACTCATGTCGTAGTTTAGTTTACTACCTGCTACTTCTTCAAATCCGTGTTCCTGCATATAAACGTTAAAGGCCCATTCCCAATCAAGACATACACCGTCTGCATCGGTTAGGATAAGATTTTTTCTATTTCTATATTTTGATTTCATAGTAATATTATACTCGAAATCAAATTAATGGTCAACCTAGGTTAGCAACTACTAACTTTATAGCTTCTTGTATTTCTTTGTAGTTAAGTGGCTGTATTGTGGGTAGAAAATTATCTGATGTTAAGCCTACAAAATCTTCGTACCATAAATCTTGATCAAAACTTATATTGAGATTATCCACCGCATGGTTATATCNAATGGTACCATGGACTAATCTTTTAATCAACACATTGTCAACGGGTAAAATTTCTGTTGAATATGATAGATTTTCTGTTGAAGATTTATGATAGACCCATGTGTTCCTAGCTTTGGCAATATAGCCGCTGGTAATTTGATCTAGTAAATTTTTTCTTCGAACACGTATATTAAATCCTGTACCTGGCACTGAGTAATCAAGTGCCATGGTTTTTAAAATGTATAAATTGTTATTTTTTGCGTATTCGATAAAAGGAACGGGATCGTGCCCTTGAGCAAACGATTCGTTAAAAGATTTTAGTTGAGAATACTTGGTTCTTAAAGTGTCAGCAACAAGAGTAGACCCTGTTCGAGGACTTGCGTAAATTGTAATTGGAAATCGATCAACAACAATCGAATCAATCATGATTCAGCTGGAGCATCGGCTTTAATATCAATAGGATGCCCGTTTTCGTGGAACAAGCGTTCGATTGTAGCTGGATAATGTTGATAGTAGTAGCTGACAATACGATCCCAATCTTTTGGCACGGTTACATTATTCATGGCGGCTTTAACAACTTTAAGTTCCTTGAAATCTAATATAACATTAACTGTTTGATGATCTCGTGTTTTAATTTTAGTAGCAATGGTCATAGCTTCGTCGATTTTGCCGTCAGGTTTGGTGTAGTAGGTCAGTAATAGATATCTCATAGGTTACTCAACTCCGATAATGTAGCACTTAAATTGATCTCTGGATCAGCAACAAAACTACAATTCACTAATCCGTTACGAATAATAATGATTGCTTGATCCTGTTTATGTATGTCTGTACTCCATAAATCTAAGTTATCATACATCCATCGGAAAATATCCTCAGCTTCTTCCGGAGTGCTTTGTTGACATATTAGTGTGCGGGCTTCTCGAAGTTTACCATGCTTAAACAATTCTACACAGTCTAGCTTCCAATCACCTACGGACTTGTCTGCACTATTGGGCGCATTTAATTGACCTGTTTGACTATTTTGTTGTAGTAACTGTAAACACTTACGCAAATCTGGGTAGGTGGCGCGGACATAACTGTCTAGTGTGTCGATGTCAAATTCTACACCTTCTGTGACCAACACAGTTGCGGCTCGGGCTGTAAACTCTGTGTGATCAGTTTTTAAGATATGTAACTGCTGCAGTCTCGAATGTAGTGGTGGAATAATCTTGTTAGG